CGTCATTATGCTGAAAAATTAGTCCCAATGAGAGCTGTAGCTGGTGTTAGTGTTGATGACCGTATCGGCGATACCAATATCGAAGTTGCTGATACTTATGTATTATCTGTAACAACTGCACCGGTTAACCGTTCAGTCACAGCTCCAGCGGCTACTACGTTTGGTGTCACTGCTGCTATCTCTTCAGGCGGCGGCTCTATTAGTTATCAATGGCAAGTTGCTAACGCAGGTTCTAAATCGTTTACTTCAATCACTAATGGTGGAGTTTATACTACGGCAACAACTGCAACATTGAATATTTCTAACACAACTGGTTTAACCGGTAAAAAATATCGTGTTATTATTACTGCTACAAATGCTGTAGCTGTTACTTCAAGTTTTGCTACATTAACTGTCGCATAACAAGGTAATTTATGGGTCTGAATAACGACAATTTTATGTTGTTTTGTATAACACATTACGATAATGTGCAGTGTCATTCTTTTGATGAATTTAAAAAAGATTTGGCATTATTTGTTATGTTGAAAAAGTTGTTATTCAGATTCGTATACAAAGATGATGATTGTATACGACTAATCGTTAATAACATAACAACTCTATACAATTTATTTGGTGACGCAACACAGGAATTGTTGCTTTTCAAACTAGATAAAAAATATCATTCTATTGTATTTACAGTTCTGGCGTATCTTGGCAAAGTTAATTATAACGAATCCAATATGGATAAACTGACTGTTGAAAAACTTAAAGGATTATTATAATGACACCGATTACACATTCTGATGTAAATATAAATAAAAAGCATATTACGCTTAATCCGCTGGTAGATAACTTGCTGGCACTAAAGGTTTTGACTCTTTTGATTCAACCCTTTACAGAATATGATGCATATAAATTAGGTATTATTGATGGCGAAGGCAACGTCCTGAAACATTATAATACATTGAACAAAGCAGAAGAAAAGGCGGCTACTAATTACCTCTATAGAATTGTGATTAACATTAAAAAATTAATTGCTAAACTGCCTATGGGTGATTGGTATATGCGACACCTTGCTACCTCTCTATTTTTGGTTAAAGAATCTTACGATAACCCAGAAATGGATTTAGCCTTACTTGAAGATAAATTCTTCTCTGTTTTACAATCTGAACAGCTAATCATTGAAGAACTTGCTGTAATAGAATTTATGAATAAAAATAAAATAATCTAAACCGCTACGGCAGTTTACACTCCAACCCAGCCTAATCCGCTGGGTTTTTTGTGCCTAATACTTCATAAAAGATATAATTTTTAACATAAAATTTTGTAAGTTATTGATTTTATTAGCTTTTATTAAAAATGCTTAAAATATAAACCCGTTATAAATCAATGACTTACAAAATAACAAAATTAAGGGATGAAAAACGGGTAAAGGGTAAGGGGTCAAAAATATAGAACGCGATTTGACGTAAAAATAAAACTTTACTTTATGTCCTCAAACACGTATAATAGCCTAGTCGGGCGTGAATTGAGGTTAAGCGGGTAAAGTTTTTTTGTATGGACCACGTTTTTTACCTTGTCTTTTTGCTTTAGTTTCTTCTGAACAAGGTTTACCCTTATTAGCGGCAGATATTTTGGCTTTATGCTCATCTGACTTAGGTTTGCGCATTTTGACTTTAGATTCTTCTGTGTGCATTTTACCTTTGTTGGTAGCAGACATTTTAGCCTTTGTTTCTTCTGAACATGGTTTGCGCGTTCTGGGTTTAGCTTCTTCTGTATGAGTTTTACCCTTTTTAGCGGCAGATATTTTGGCTTTAGTTTCTTCTGATTGAGGTTTACCCTTTTTAGCGGCAGATATTTTGGCTTTAGTTTCTTCTGAACATGGTTTACCCTTTTTAGCGGCAGATTGTTTAGCCTTAGATTCTTCTGTATGTTTCTGTCCAAAAGGACACCCATCTAACCCGTTTTCTGGAATTAGATTTGCCCACTCATCAGAATTGACTATATCGTTTTCTATAGAAAATTTTAAGGCAACCTCCACGATAGATGTGTCTGTGTAGACTTCTGAAACCCAAAGAGTAACGATGTGTTCTATACCGTGGACTTTAATGTGATTGGTCCAATAGACACCTGAGCCATTGTATGTGTATGGGTCTAAATTTGAAGTCTTACCGAAATATTTCTTTTTGGTTATGGAATGCTGTTTGATGTAGAGATAGGTGGGTGTGATAGGAGTATAAATACTTGTGCTGGTCATGATAGAATCCTTTTTATCGTTGGAATGATTAGTGCCACTGGGGACTGCAATCCCGCGAGTGGCTTTTTTTGTACAAAATATTTAGTAAAAATAAAGCTTTACTTTAGGTTCAATTCGCCGTATAATTAACTCTCTTTAAAAGGAAACATTATGTATAATTATTTTGCTAGTCCATGGTTTATTTTCACAAGTATTTTGCTATTCTTTAGCGTAATTTTGTCTATCGTAATATTAACCGATGATGTTCCAGGAAATTACTATATGCAAAGGTTTGAAGCTTGCCAAGCAGATCCTAAGTGTGTATATGATATTCACGATTTACCAGCTTCAAAAATCAGAGAATTCGCAAAATCTAAAGGGTAGGTGCTATGTTGCATATAGATGTTAAATTCATCAATCTTATCTCATCTAGATTGGAGAATTTTAAACAGTTAGCTGATTCAAAATATCAATTCAGATGTCCTTTTTGTGGCGACTCTAAACGAAATAAATTGAAATCGCGCGGCTTTATATACAGAAAAGAAAATGCTCTATTTTTTAACTGTTTTAACTGTAATCATTCTACCACTTTGGGAAACCTAATAAAGCAGGTTTCCCCATTAGATTATGATGATTATGTTGTTGAACGATACAAATCTAACACGAATAAATTTGCTGCACATGCTAAACCAGAGTTCGTTTATGAATCTCCAAAGTTTGAACCTAAACCTGTATCGCTATTGGATAAACTGCTACCTGTAACTGAATCACGGGCGGCGTTATCTTATTGTTTGAAACGCAAAATTCCAGATGATAAGATACCTTTGCTATATTATTCCGATTCATTCTTTCAGTTTGTAAATACAATTATCCCTAATAAGTTCAAAATGTCTAAGGGTGATTCTCCTAGATTAGTCATACCGTGTTACAATCGTGATAAACAACTTGTCCAGTTAACCGGTAGGGCGATTGACGATAATAAGATGAGGTATGCGCATATTTCGTTAGTTGATGAGCCTAAAACCTTTGGCATAGAGCGGTTAGATTTTTCAAAACGTATATTTGCTGTAGAAGGTCAAATTGATTCGTTGTTTATTGATAATTGTGTTGCGATGGGTAGCTCTGCGTTCGATACTAAATTCACCCGTGATAATAAAGATAATATCACGTTGGTTTATGATAATGAACCTAGAAGTCCTGAGATGACTAAATTAATTGAGAAAAGTATTAAAGCCGGTTTTGATATTTGTTTGTGGGACGACAAGGTGATTGGAAAAGATATTAACGAGATGGTGTTAAACGGAGTAAATGTTCAGCAAGTCATTTCTGATAATACGTTTACCGGCGCTGAAGCATTAATGCGGTTTATTTCGTGGAAAAAATGTTAACTAAATTAAATTAGAACCAATTTTGAAAAGGATAAGTAATGAGTGATGTGAAATATGTTGGTATGGCGGTTGAATTAATTACTAGCATGGGAACAGATTCTTCTGTTGTTAATGCTGCTAGGGTATCAACTGCAAAAGATGATAGATTTAAAACGAATATAGATTCTAAAGATGAAGGATTGATTAGATACTTAGCGGCACATAAACATTGGACACCTTTCGCTCATACTGCCATAACTTTTAAATTAAAAGTGCCAATTTTTGTTGCTAGACAACTTCTGAAACATCAGGTAGGCGGTGTTGTAAACGAAATTAGCCGCCGATACGTTGATTCAACACCAGAGTTTTATATTCCTGCTGAATGGCGTGCTAGACCAAAAAAATCAATTAAACAGGGTTCAGGCGGCGTAATACCTTTTGACGACTCACATATTAAAACTTCAGTTGCATATGCTTTGTCTACATATGAAGATGCATTAAAAGATGGAGTTGCCCCTGAATTAGCTAGAATGGTTCTTCCTCAAAATATGATGACAGAGTTTTATTGGACAGGCAGTTTGTTATTTTTTGATAGAGTAAGGTATTTCCGAGTAGACCAACATGCTCAACAAGAATGTAAAGAAATTGCTGAGTTAATTAGCGCTGAATGTGAAAAGTTATTCCCAGTATCATGGCGTGAATTATCTAAAAATGTTTTAACGGTTGAGCAACCGAAACGTTCTTTTTACTCAAAATTAAAATTCTGGTAAAATTATGGCGGTATATATAAATGACATATGCGGTGAATATACCGTATGAATATGGAAATTATAACACAATAGGATTGATATGGCAATAAGATTATTAACACCAAAATCAACATACACAGTGGATTATCCTACTGCGATTGAATTTGCTAAACAACAGGCTGAAATATTTTGGTTACCAGACGAAGTTGAAGTAGAGAAAGATTTACACAGTTTAAAAACAGAATTTACTGAAGCGGAATATCATGGTGTTATTTCTACGCTTAAACTGTTTACAATTTATGAGTTATCTGTCGGAAATGATTATTGGCAAAATTATGTGTGTAAGCTATTTCCTAGACCAGATATTCAAAGAATGGCAACAACATTCAGCTTTTTTGAGATAGGCGTACATGCTCCCTTTTATTCAAAATTGAATGACGTATTAGGGTTAGATACTGATGAATTTTATTCTTCATATAAAGAAGATCCTACACTAGCAAGTAGAATGGCTTGGATTGGGGCAAGAACTGAGAAAAAAGATTCTGTTTATAATGTGCTAAAATCTATTGGTGTGTTTTCTATGATAGAGGGCGCTATACTTTATTCGTCATTTGCCTTTCTAAAACATTTTAATAGTGTAGGAAAAAACAAGTTGGTGAATGTTAACGCCGGTATTAATTTTTCAGTAAATGATGAAACGATGCATTCTGAAGCCGGCGCGTGGTTATTTAGAACTCTACTAAAAGAAGCTATTGATGATGGTCAAATGTCTGAATCAGAATTAGAACGTTTACATTCTGAACTTGAAGAAACAACTAAAGTTATTTTTGAGCATGAATCTATCATTATCGATAAGATTTTTGAAAAGGGCAACATAAAAGGCATTACTGATAATCAATTAAAACATTTTGTTGAGTCAAGACTAGATATTTGTTTGGTGAATTTAGGGTATAAGGCTATTTTCAAGCCAAGTTATAACCCAATCGAAAAATGGTTTTACAAAGATTTGAAGTCATCTGTGTTACATGACTTCTTCTCGTCACAAGGTAATGACTATAACAGAAATTGGGTAGAAGGGAGATTTGAATGGTAAAAGATATTTCAATTTATGAACAATTAGGCGAAGAACGCAAACTGTTACAAGAACAAGGTAAATTACCAGATTGGGTAACAACTGCTTCTTGGCAGATGCTTAAAGAAAATTATCTTTCTAAAGATTACCCTGATTTACAAAGTGTTTATACCAGAATAGCAAAACACGCGGCTAAATATACTTCATCTCCTGATGAGTGGGAAACAAAATTCTTTAACTTATTTTGGAAAGGTTGGTTAGCAGCGTCAACGCCGGTTTTATCTAATATGGGTATGGATTTTGGTTGCCCTGTGAGTTGTAGCGGTAACTATGTGCAAGATTCTGTTTACGACTTTTACAATTCACAAAAAGAAGTTGCCATATTATCCAAAAATGGATTTGGAACATCAAGTTATCTTGGTGATATTCGCCCGAGAGGGTCAAAGATTAATGGAATGAAAGGGAGCGCATCTGGTGTATTGCCTGTTTTTAAAGATTTCGTTCAAGTTTCACGAGATATATCCCAAGGTAGCCAGCGCCGTGGCGCGTGGGCAGGATATATTGAGATTGATCATGATGATTTTTTCGAATTAGTCAACTACATTAGCAAAAACCCAGATGATGCAAATATTGGTTGGATAGTTTCTGATGCCTTTATTGAAAGACTAGATGCTGGCGATAAAGATGCGCTTGACCGCTATCAAAAGGCGCTTAAACTTAAAATGATTTCTGGTAAGGGTTATTTCTTTTTTGTTGATAAGACGAATAGACAAAATCCTCAGATGTATAAAGATAAGGGGTTAACCGTAAAGGCATCTCAACTTTGTACTGAAATTACATTATTCTCAGATAAAGATATTACATATTCTTGTGTTTTATCATCGATGAATGCGGCTAAATACGATGAGTGGAAAAACACATCGGCTGTATTTGACGCAACTGTTTTCCTTGACTGCGTTAACCAAGATTTAATTAGAATCGGTAAAACCATACAGGGAATGGAAAAGGTAGTGGCTTTTGCTGAAAAAAGTCGGGCACTTGGTTTAGGCTTATTAGGGTTCCATACTTATCTACAAGATAATATGATTGCATTTGAATCTATGGATGCTTATTATAAAAATATAGAAATCTTTAAACATCTTGACGAAGAATCCTTAGCCGCAACACAATGGATGGCTAAAGTATTTGGTGAACCAGAATGGTGCGTAGGGTATGGTGTACGAAACACCCATAGATTAGCGGTAGCGCCTAATTTGAGTTCGGCATTAATTTGTGGTGCTGTATCTCAGGGCATCGAGCCTATATACAAAAACGCTTATGTTCAAAACACGGCGGCGGGTAAAATTGATAGAGTTAATCCTTCATTATTACGGGTGATGAAAGAACGCAATGTGTATTCTGAAGAAACTGTAAAAGATATTATCGCACATAGCGGCTCAGTTCAGCAAGTTGATTGGTTAAGCGCTGAAGAAAAAGAAGTGTTTAAAACAGCATTTGAGATTAATCAAACACAAATTATTAGATTGGCATCAGCGCGTCAGCGGTATATTGACCAAGCACAAAGTATCAATTTATTCTTTTCGGCTGATGAAGACGAACGTTATATTAGTGAAGTCCACAAATTAGCGTTCAAAGATCCATACATTAAATCTTTATATTATATCAGAAGTGAAACCGGCGTAAATTCTGCAAGTAAAGATTCTTGTTTGGCTTGCCATGGTTAATAGTAAATAAACAAAAAGGAATTTAGATGACAACAAAACAGTTCGACTGTGACCATTGCGAGTCAAGCGGAAAAATAAGTATTAAAACAAAAGAAATAACGTTAAACGACATAGCGATTTGTCCCGTTTGCGGGTCACCGTTATTACAAGACGATGATGATTTTGAATTTGAAGATTAATTAACATTAGGAGTACATTATGGCAGCAGTAAGCAAAGGTAGCAGAAAAGCGAATCCATTATTAACTAAAAACGGGAAACCTCGTCTTAAGTTATTAAATCTAACACAACTTGCCGCTCTATATGATAAGAGCCAACGACCTAAAGATAAGAATAAAATTCGAAATAGGGTTGCGCATATGACTAAGCCATAATCAAAAAAGGGGTGAACTTTTATTAGTTTGCCCCTTTACTTTTGGTACAATTTATAGTATAATGATTTTAACTAAATAGTTATTACTATATTTTAAAAAAAGGAACACAAAATGACTAAAGAATTTACACCAGATATGAGAGAATTGAAACAAATCCATAAAGCATATAAGTCTTGGAAAAAGGCTGATACTGAAACTTTATTGCGTAATAATAACTCTATGAGCAGAGTACAAGCCACAGCAAAAACTATGGGTGAAGCCGGCGGAAAAGAAGCTATTATAACTAGATTAATATACGCAAAATTTAATTCTAAACAAGTTGACTATTATTGGGACATGAAAGCTAAAGATAAAAAAGCTCTTGAAGAAGGTTACGAAAGATTAGGGTTTGAAGACTTTAAAATGTCTGTTATGGAATCAGCTTTAAACGAAAATTATTCGTTCGCGCAATAAAGGGTTAATTTGAAGCCGGCGTAATTGCCGGCTTTTTTACACCAAAAATTCAGCACCACTAAATATATTATTTGAGGAGATAATATATTATGTGGCATTACAATGAAAAGGAATTCATTTCTGAAAACATCGGCGATGCAATTGGATTCGTATATTTGATAACGAACTTGACTAACGGGCGGCGCTATATCGGGAAAAAACAATTTTACTCTTTTACTTCATCTATGAAAACTGTCACCCTAAAAAGTGGCGAAAAGAAAAAGAAAAGAGTCAAAAAAACCAGTGAATCAGATTGGAAAGATTATTATTCCAGTTCTATAGAATTGAAAAATGATGTTGAACTGTTAGGGAAAGATAATTTTAAAAGGGAAATCCTACATTTGATTAAAACAAAAGGAATGATGAGTTACCTTGAAGCAAAGTTGCAATTTCAACATGAGGTACTTGAGCATCCTGATTTATGGTATAACGGGCAAATTCAATGTCGAATATCTAAATCACATATCAAATTGTAGGATTCATAATCTACACGAGGTGTATATGGTAACAATTGAGTTTACATATGATTATGATTCACGATTTTTACCGATTTATAGAAGTATGTTTGAGTCAGAGTTTACCGGTAGGGATTGGTTCGATAGAATAAGATATATTCCAGATAATGTATTGGAATACAAATTACAATCTACATTATTAAATAGAAGAATTAATTCGCATGAAATGAAAATGATGGTTATTTATCAAGATGGAATTCCTGTAGGGTTAAGTTTTCCCAAAAAATCATTTATTGATTCTGAAAAAGAAACCTTTAAACTAGACGGGGATAATTGGTATAAGATAGGTTCTATTGTTATACTAGATGAATATCGAAATAAAGGAATAGGCTATAAAGCTTGTAGAGAGTTTCTTAAACTTTATCCGAAAATATTTTACCATGTTGATGAGAAAAATATAGCATCTGTTAGGGTGGCTGAAAAATTAAAACTCAACTTCTCGCATATGGCAAGTCTTAATGAAATAAATTACAGGGTGTACAAATCCATTTAATTGATAAAGCCAGCGCTTTTTTACTTTACTTTTGACATATTATAGTTTATAATTGCCTATATAAAATTGAATTACGTTAAAAAGGAAACAAAATGAAAAGACCATCTAAAAAAAGTGTACAAAACGCAATCGTTGATATTACTACTGTTGATGATGCAGTTGAAATTACAACACCAGCAACAGAAACGGTAGCACCGGTTGAAGAAGTTGTTGTTGAAGAGGTTCAAGTTGAAACTATTGAACCGGAACAAATTGTTGTAGAAGAAGTTGTTGTTGAAGAGGTTCAAGTTGAAACTATTGAACCGGAACAAATTGTTGTAGAAGAAGTTGTTGTTATTGAAGAACCAGTTGTATCTGAAACGCCTGAAGTCGTTGAAATTCCAAGCCATAAATTTCAAATCAGATTAGACGATAAACTATTTGGTGTGACCGTTTCTAACGGCTTACTAAATTGGCAAACGGCTTATGACTGGGCAGATTCTACCGGTAACGTGTTACCTGATAAAAATATTATTTCAAAGGTTTATATGCAGGCTAAAGATTCATTCGGTATTGGTGAATGGTGGTCTGCTTCTAGAGTAGATGATGATAAAGCATGGGTCATTGATTTCGTGAAGAAAAATCGGTCGGCAAAACGTGTTAAAGACGGCGCGTTTGCTTTTTACTTAACTGAAATTTAATATGCCGTTCTATACTTTTAAGAACAAAGAAACTGCTGAAACAATTGAAGTGTTTATGTCTATCAGCAAATTAGACGCATACAAACTTGAGCACCCTGAACTGGATGTTGTTATTGGAACGCCAAAAGTTATTGATCCAACCCGACTTGATGCTACTCGAAAGGTAGATGGTGGATTCAAAGAAGTATTGAATAAGATTCATTCCAGAACCGCAGGTTCATGTTTAGACAGAACAGCTAAACTATAAAAAGGGATTATATATTATGGAAAAACCGCTTTACTTTGTCATGTCAATATATTATAATAATGATATTCCTGGTTGTGATAAGGATTTTGTTATTCAAGAAATTATGAAAAATGATAAGATAACGTATCAAGGCAATGAAGAGTTTTTATCTGAAGATGAAGACGCATTGATTAACGCCTTACGAAAACTTTATTTGACATTTTCTCATATTAAAGATATCGCAACTGAAATCGTTATTTATTCTGTCATTGATATTAAGACAGTTAATTTTGAAGCAGTTTTTGACAAAAGTAGGTTAAATTGAAAACACATATAGCACATCCTGAAATAACGCAGTTGACACGGGTTAACGTTAACGGCTCAAGATGGTACCAAACACCGGAGGGTAAACGTTATCCTTCAGTGACTTCGGTGACATCTCATGCTTCCAAGGGTGCTATTAACGAATGGAGGAATAAGGTAGGACATGCTGAAGCTGATAAAATATCCGCACGTGCTTCTAATCGGGGCACACGAATCCATTCTTTATGTGAGGACTATCTCAACAATAAAGAGATAACGCCGTCAGATTTTGATTTAGATTCATGGAGATCTATGAAACCTCTACTAGATTCTATTGATAATATTCACGGTAATGAACTCAGATTATATTCTGATTTGTTAGAGGTAGCGGGTACTGCTGATTGTATAGCAGACTATAATGGCGTCTTATCAGTAATTGATTTTAAAACGTCAGGGAAATTGAAACGTAAAGAATGGATCACAAACTATTTTCAACAAGCGGCTTTTTACAGTTTAGCATTTAGAGAAAGAACAGGCTTATCGGCAAACCAAATTGTTATTTTAATATCGGTTGATGATGAGAATCCACAAGTATTCGTGGAACCTGTTAAAAATTGGTTGTTATCCGCTAAACAATGTCGGGATGATTTTAGGAAAGCAACTGGTCAATGAGAAAATAACCAAATCCAAATTACCAGTAAGAACATTATATACTGATTTGGGTAAAGAGTAAGCTTAATTGTTGTACGGCTTACTCTGAACTAATAGGAAAAATAATTGTGTTAAAACTAATATTATCAGCAGCAATTGTGTTATCGTCAACTACAGCAGTCTACGCTAAACATGAAGAAAGTAAATTTCTTGAATCAGAAATCAATTGCTTGGGGGACGCGATCTTTAGAGAATCTCGTTCCGAACCATTGGTAGGTAAAGTCCTAGTCGGTCAAGTGGTAATGAACCGGTTACGTCATAAATCCTTTCCAAAAACTGTATGTGAAGTGGTTCACCAAAAGGGACATAAACATGGAAGGCTAATTTGTCAATTCTCATGGGCATGTATGAATTTACCGCCTATCCCTAAAACGGGAAAAGAAAGATTTGACAGTTATTACCTAGCCAGAATGATTTATAATCATGAACTTAGAGATGTATCAAAAGGCTCGTTGTTTTTCTTTAAAGATAACGAACTTAAATACGTCAAACAAATGAGAATTGCCTTAGTGACTAAAGTCGGGCAACATGGGTTTTATAGAGAACGGGCGTGACGCTTTACTTTTAGACTAAAATAAGTTATAATTGTATTTTTTGTAATGGAGAACTTATGTTTAAAACATCTAATGAATTCTCAATTTTTATTGAAACTGAATCAGCTGTAACTAAAAAACCTGTGCTAGATATTATCCTCGAATATTGCGAAGAGCATTATCTTGATGTAGTAGATGTTGTGCCTATGCTTAATCGCTCTATTCGGGGTAAACTAGAAAACGAATTTGTCGCAAACGGTATGTTGCCTAAAGTTGCTACTCTGGACGTATAATGAACGGGTATCAGATTTATCAATATTACAGTTCTATAAAGCTACATTTCACGTCAAATAATTATGATGTGTTTGCTAATAAGGGTAAAACAAAAACAAGCTATTCGGCATATTTGAGCAGAAAGGATTATAAATTGTTTGAAGCTGTTAGCAAATACTTTAAATCTGACATGGAAGTTATCCAGTTCACGGCGGCTAATATTGCTTATGGGTATCCTAATTTTATTTATGCTATTGATGATGGGTGCGTTGATAATTACCTACTTTTTCTAAAACGTAAACAAAGCTTGACTAACGTCTTTAAAGACGATCTTGCTAAAATTGAATGGGAACTAGATAAAGGTGAAACAAACCTGTTTGAATTTAAAGATGGTGAAATACCATTAACGTTCAGAATGTTTATGGGCGGCTTTATTACTATTGAAACCATGAACATATTAAATAAAATGTTTGGGTTTTTGGATATCGAATATCCAATGTTTCAAAAAGAATTTCTTCGAATCAAAAAACTGTCCGGATTCGTTGAATATGATTTAGATAAACTGAAAAATGTTTATCGACAATCAAGTTTACTTTCATAGTGTATTAACGTATAATATGAAAGTTAGGGCAGTTGACTAATCGTAAATACATCGTAATCTATCGTAAATAAAGGAAATAATATGACAATCAATATCGAATCTTTAAGAAAAATGCGTAATGCTGACTTCGGCGCTATTACCGCTGAAATGGAAAAAATCGTTAATCCACAAACTAACAATAGTGATGATGAACGTTACTGGAAGTTGACTCGTGATAAAGCTGGCAACGGTTCAGCTGTTATTCGTTTTTTACCTAAAAAAGAGGGTGATGATTTACCTTGGGTGAAAATCTATAATCATGGTTTTCAAGGACCAACCGGTAAATGGTTTATTGAAAATTCATTAACCACTATTGGTCAGGAAGATCCCGTTTCTATTGCTAATTCTGCATTATGGAATACCGGTAATGAAAAGGATAAAGATTTGGCGCGTGCTAGAAAACGCCGCCTACAATACTTTGCAAATATCGTAGTTCTTGACGATCCAGCGAATCCTGCTAATAACGGCAAAGTGTTTATCTTTAAATTTGGTAAAAAGATTTTTGACAAAATTATGGATAAAGCAAAACCAACCTTTGCTGATGATAAACCAGTGAATGTGTTTGATTTATGGGAAGGCGCTAATTTTAAATTGCGTATCCGTACCGTTGAAGGTTATCCTAATTATGACCAATCAGTTTTTGCTGAACCATCCGAATTATTCGGTGGTGACGAAGCCAAACTTGTTGCTGCTGTAAATGCACAATATCAGCTGAATGACTTTTTAGCGCCTTCTAACTTTAAAACTTATGAAGAATTATCTAGAAAATTAAATTCAGTTATTAATCCTGATTCGCCAGCTGTACCTAACGCGAACTCTATGACTAATTCTTACGCTGAAGCGCCGGTTAAGGTTGAATCTGCTTCATCTTATATGACTGCGTCAGCTCCAGCGCCTGTTGCGGCTTCAAAGTCTGACGATGACGATGAAGACGTAATGGCATATTTTGCTAGAATTGCCGCCGCCGGATAATCCTTTTAAAGATTAGTTAAGCCGCTCTATCTTAATTGGTAGAGCGGCTTTTTTTGTTTTAAATAATATTTTATGGAGGAATATATGTTAAGTTATAAAGAATTCACTGGACATTTAAATGAACAAGTCAAACCCGTTAAATTGAAACAGGGAAATGTACAAATAGTAACGCCGTTAAAAGCAACAAAAGACCCAGATTGGGGTGATTATTCTATTGACCACCCAAAATTCCCTAAGGAATCAAGAGTTGATGCTAATAAAATTACCATCAAAAATGGTATGGTTGTAGGTATGACGGAAACGTTGGCTAAACAACTTGGAGTTGAAACTGTAGGTGATAAATTTGGAAAAACTGCAGATGAACAAAGAAAAGAAAAAGAAACATTGGCTAAAGAAAAAGCACATAAAGAATTTCAAAATTCAGCAACCGGCGCTATAGTTAAATCTTGGGGCATAAAAAATGCCGTAAATACAGGCAAAATCAGCAAAGAAGATGGTGAACTTAGATTGAAAAATTTAGCTGATAAATTCAATAATAAATAACACAAATCATACAACAAAAAGCCGCTCTATCTTAATTGGTAGAGCGGCTTTTTTGTGCCTAAAATAAATTTAAAAATAATTAAAAAAAGCTTTACTTTTTTATAAATTATAGTATAATAGATCGTAATGAAGTTAAACCTTAATGATAAACCGGAGATGAAAAATGATTAAATTTAAAACTATCACTAAATATGATCTCGAAATGTTTGACCTCGCGGTCACCAGACACTTAAACGATGGGTGGAAGTTAGTGGGTAGCGTGAGCGTGGCAATTAACTCTTCTAGTCGCGACCATGAATATGTAATCGCTGTTACTAAAGAAGTGGAGTAAGCCTAATGGAAAAGGATGATGTAATTGAACGTGCGGCGCTAGCATTAGAAAAATACAAAATGCGTCAATATGGCTGGTCTAAAAAAGAGTTTGAAATTTGGTGCTACTCTGATACTAGAGGAATAAAATCTTTTGCTGAATCTAAAAAAGAAGCGACAATTGTTTATAACAGTCTAAGCAAAAATAATTTAAAATAAAGCTTTACTTTTGTTAAAAACATAGTATAATAGATCGTAATGAAGTTAAACCGTAATTAAATTATTTGGAGTGTGTAAGATGAGTAAAGAAGTTGCCCTTTCTATTAAAGAAACCGCTGTTCGTTTAGGCTGGACTGTTGAAGTTCGCGGTTCTATTTTGACCATCAAAAAACCTATTAGCGGCAGAGAAGAATTTGTAACCGCTGATATGGAATACTACTCTATTCTTGGTTTATTGCCACAAACCTCTCCTGGTAGCATTTGGGGAACTGACGGCGGCGGTATTGGTGCCGTATCTGCGATGTCTAAAGGTTTATTTGTTATGAATAAATCTGGTGGTTCAAAAAGAGTATTAAATGCTCTTGCTAAACTATAGGGAGAAAGAATTATGAAAGATAAAATTAAAGAAATTGCATACCAAGTTAAATTACTTGATGATGACGGATGGAATACTTCTAACTTGACTCGGGACGTTGAAAAGTATGCTGAATCGATTATCCAAGAATGCTGTACGGTTATATTACAAAATGGATGGAAAAATCCCATCTACAGAATTCATCCAGAAGAACCAACGGAGATTATTAGGTACGTTAAAGAACACTTTGGAGTAAACTGATGGCATTCTCATATTTTATATGTTGTACGAATATAGAAACTAAATTATCAGAGCATTTTAAAGTGCCGCATTCAATATATGTTTATGTTAAACAGCTGGAATGTCAAATATACAAACTTAAAAAAGAAAATTGTAATGAGGGCGATAAAACAATGAGCGCAAGCGATTCCTTTGACTCATATGACGACTTAGATTATTACGATCGTTTTCTCGATGATACAGCATTAAAAATCAGCAGTGAAATTATATCTAAACATTTTGGAGTTGAACGATGAATAATAAAGTATTGGAATTATTACAGCAATCGGTTACTGAATATAAACAAAACTGGGATATATCAGAAGATTCTACACCATGTATACCGCAAGAGATAATAGATAGGTTTGCCAAGTTGATTATTCAAGAATGTATTAGTCAATGTTTGTCTGCAACAGAAACTGAACATTACGGTACAGCGGATGGATTTATTGTGGATGAATGCGCGAAAAGAATTAGAAACCGGTTTGATTTAAAATAAATTAGAGCTAAACAACATGATAACTGATTATGATAGTGAAATAGCCAAACCATTACCTAGAACTACAATCAAATGTATGCTTCCATATAATCCGGATAAAAACAGATTCAAATATTGTTTTGAAATGACATATTATGGCGGCAACCAAAGAGATGAATTAGAATTATGGTGCGAGGAAAGTGCTACCAGAGAATGGGGCAATATGGGTTATGTATATTGCCAAAGTGATGAAGACGCAATAGAATTTATTAACACGTGGGGAATTAATTACCCGCGACGCAGAAAACAACCTGATGCGCGAAAACAGTGTGCTGAAAAAGTAAATGGCGTTTGTCCATTACATAACCTATTTTGTAAATATCCTGGATGTGAGAAATAAAATGGCAAATTATATTTTAGTAAAAGTAGATATGAATGATGGTGATTATGCAAGTAAGTTTACTGCAATCAGCGATGAAACATTAGCGATTATAATGCCTTTAATTCAAAAGATTAAATCTAATTCAAGCTATCATAATTTCAATTATAACGAAAATTGCGATGATGGCGAACATGCATATGATGTATATGTAAACCAAGAAACGGCTGAAGAAGACGAAGAAGTTCTTGATATATTTTGGGATTTTCTTCCTGTAACAGAATATGGTTTCCATACAATAGAAACTATTGAAATTTATGAAGTTAGTCGCGTTGAGAAACTATTATAAATTGGAGTAAATGATGAAAACTTACAATGTTCAATTTACAGCAAATGAAGTAACTGAAACTGATGGATATACTAACAATCATGTAGCATATTTTGTAAATTATGAGGATGCGATGAAGTGTGCCGCATTACAAAAAGGTTATCGAGACGTTAAGACAGTTACAATTTCAAAATTATGGAATGTTTATGAATCATTTGATGAATACGACCCAAAACTTAAAGAACAAAAACGAGAAGAATTAATTTCAAGATTAACGTTAGAAGAACGAAAATTGTTAGGGTTATAACGGAGTAAATGATGAAAACTGAAATTGAAAAATTGATTAAAAGATGGGACGAATCCTTAGTTGATGAAAATGAAGAATTTGGAGAACAAATGGCTAAACTTGTAAAACTGGTTATAGAGGATGTTCTATATTATATTGAAGATGAAGTCAATTATGAAGCCGGTAGAACTGTGGCAAAAAATGTTGATGCTGCTATTAAAGAACATTACGGGTTGAAAGATAATGAAACTGCAAACAAATAAATCATATCGAACCAGAGATGGTAAAAATATCATTACAGTTAAGCGCGTTCAAAATGGAACCAATTATATTTTTGGTGATGTTAATAATGTAGGCGATACCTATCTGGAATCTGGACATAGCATTACAGCAACAATAGAAGCAGATGAAGACCTTGTTGAATTAATTTAATTGGAGACTTTATAATGAGTATGAATTTACACCTTGACGCAATGTAAATTATTTTTAAAAAAAGATAAAAAAAAGCTTTACTTTTACAAAAAACATAGTATAATAGAATCTATAAATTGAACTTAAATCCTAATTTTCGGAGTGTATATTATGTCTAAATTAACTTTTTCTGTTATCAAAGCTGCTGTTGAAACCGCTGTTTCTGCTTACGATACTCGTCGTGAGAACGCATTTAAATCTCTTGTTGAAAGCGCCGGCGTTGCGCCGACCATCGGTAAAGATGGTCGTTTTCATGCGCCTTGCGATGGGTATCAATGGGGAGACCAAGTTTATATGGGCGGTCAATACCTACCATATGATGAAGACGATAACCGTTCGTCTGTTATCAAAGGTAAATACAAAATCGAAACTTCTTTGTTTGAAGAGTTTAACCAACTTTTTGGCGGCAACTGCTCTATAGGTAAAAGCTGGGTTCAAAATGGCGTTGAGGTTGCTTACCTTTACTGCATGCTGTCTAGAACTCAAAATACCGCTATTTCAAAATTGGTTCCGGAAGGCGGTAAAATTGTTGTCGCAGTTAAAGAAGGAGAAACGCCTACTAATTCTGTATGGAAATGGAGCGATGCTCGTCAGTGGAATAAAATCGTTAATTCTGGTATGGATATTGATACCGCAGAATTCTTTTATTCTCCTGGAGTTAAATGGAAAGTTGAGCCTGGCAGAAAAATTAAAGGTAAACTTCGCGAGGTCTATTCGGATCTTGATGGTAAACAGGTTCACTACGAATACATCGACAATACAATTTACGCTTAATCAGGAGAATACCATGGCAACATTTAGATACAGAGATATTATTTGTAACAGAGATACCGTTAATGGTGGTGTTAAAGTTAAATCATCATTTGAGTTTAAAACGGTTAAAGAACTCAATGAGAAACTAAGAATTAATGATTCTGATAAGTTTTATGTAAAAACTGTCCAATATTTTTCTGAAACGCTTAAACCGGTTTATCAAAAATATTCAGAGTTTGATGTGCTTATGGGATGGGTCGAGTAAAATGAACGAAACACACTTCCTAAAAATTAACGGCGAAACATTCATATGTGATTGTGGCTCAAATATGTTCCATTATGATATTAATCCACCCGCCGGTTATGAGTGGCACGTATGTAATGGGTGTGGAACAACTTACCAATCTGAAGAGATAAATTAAAATAAAGCTTTACTTTAAATTAAAATTAAGGTATAATTCCTTGAACTTAAAAATTGAGGTGTTAAATGAATTTTAAATCTGTGTTAGAAAAAACTTTACAAACCGCCGGCGCTAAACCTGAACCTATGCAGGCTAAAACCAACACCCAAAAAGAATTGATGGAATGGGTTGTGATTCAACAAGAAATTGTGAGAACTGCTAATGTCTGATACAATGTTTTATAATCATATCGGACCAACATTAGGCAGGTTGTTGATGAAGTTTGATGACGAGATTAATTCTAGCGAAGAACGCCTTGATAAAATTAAAGATTTGTTAGCAGAATTTGACCAGCTAAAGCCTTATGCCTTTGGCAAGTTATATAATTTGAACGCAGAAGATTTAGCTATCGATATGATGGCTTTCCACAATAAAGTATTATGGGAAAAATATTAATGAAAATTATCAGCGACTTTAAAGATTATTATGATTATCTTGCTCACCAATATGGCGTTGATGAGAAAATCGTTTTTAACAGAAAGCCTATTCCTAACAATGATGAAACTAAATCTATTCTAAAGGAAACATTAGGATTGGTCAGAGAATATAAATATGCATTAGATAACAAACTTTTTAGTATTGGCAACGAAAAAAGCTCAAATTACAGATGGCTTTCAGTCAATGGTGTTTTGTATTTGATATACAGAGAAAGGTTGATGTATGTCAATTCTCCATATAAAGTTTTTACCCGCGAACAATATGACTTTTTCTTTCCTAAAGATATACATCGTTTTAGAAAAAAACGTTCGTATGAAGACTTAGTAGGTAATGCAAACTTTGTTAAAGAGTTGACCGGTATTCATGCCAAATTAAATACTCCAGTGTTTTGGTTTGACCACACAGGGTTTGGTGAACTGTTATTTATTGGTGACTCTTACGAATCTAAATATAAAGCTCCAATTTTATCTGAACTTGGATTTGCTTCTATTTACCCAGCAGATAAACTATTTCAGGACATCTCATATTTTATGGGTAATGTTATGAGAGGATCTCCTGATATTAAACCGCCAGTAGAAATTGAAAATAAAGACAAAATTCTTGCTCATGGGTTTGACCTTAAACAAAGCTTTAGACATCGGAAATAATATGGTTTCAAACAAACAAAATTTATTAAAATTAAAAATTCGTTTGATGGTTATAGTTGGTGTATTACTTAATGCTGTGATTGTATATATGTCTATAAACTCATATTATAATTGGTGGTTTGTCACTACGGTAGCGCTTCAGTGTATAAATTTATTATCAATCGTAAAATTGAATCATCGTTATGAATGGATTTACGGTGATGAGATATAACAAAAAAGACCCGATTCCGGCTAAGGTTTCGGGTCTTTCATTATGAATTAAATTTGTATCGGCTATCAAACAACCGGTTTAACGAACCATCATTATTTTTAACATCCTTTCTTACTACATTAGTTTGATTAGAGTTTGTTATCGTTGTTGGTGATATAATAGTCGTACCAGAATCACCGTTATTACCCGCCGCCATTCTAGCATCTTCAGACTCTGTACTTGCTTTAATTAATTCCCTTGATGAATCAACTTTTTCGGCAGTAGGTTTTAATTGATAAAATCTAGCAGTCGTTGGGTCTTCATTATCTTCCAACATTTTTCTAATTTGGTCTTTAGGCTTATTATCCCTTTCAGCAAGTAGGTTAACTTTCATATCTTCAACCTTACTTAATTGTTCTTTAAAGATTTTTATATCTTCTTCAGTATTTGATGATTCAGATAACTGTTTTGCGGCTTTGACTCGTTCTTCCTCAACCTTCTTAAACTCAGTATTGTAATCTTTTGTTGCAGGTTCAGCCTTTACCGGTTGACCGTTTACACTAGCTGTATTCTCACCTTTATTTCCTTTAGATAAATCATATGCTTCTTTAACATCTACTGATGGCTTATTACCTAATTTTATTGCTATATCTGTTGCTGAAATTTGTTCTTTTGTTAACGGTTGACCTTTAATAACAGGAACACCAGCAACCATTTCTGATGTTTCATTTGGTTTATCTTCCGGTTTAATTCCTTCTAATAGTTTACCCGCGTCTTCTTTAGGTGTTTCCTCAGCTTTTGGTTCTTCAGTGCCAGTTAACTTTTTCATCTCTTCCCAAACTTGGTTTTTGACTTCAGTTAATCTGGTTCCAGCTTCTGGGTCTTCTTCCGGTTTAATTCCGTAAACATCTTCATAAACTTCTTTAGCGACTAATGCCGCTGTAGCAGGAATAGCAGTTGCCGCTGAACCTAATCCACTGACAGCTTCTAATCCGGCGGCTACCTTATCACCTTCAGCTAATGAGACAGCAGCAGCACCTAATCCTATTAATGCACCTATTCCTGGGATAGATTTTCCAGCGGCTTTCAATGCGGCTTTCGGTAGGCGTTTTGCTATAGATTCTGATATCAGTTTACCTGTATCTTTTAACGCTTCAGATTTTACTACTTTAGCAACACCAGTTTTAGCTGCACCTGCTACCTTTGACACAGAACCCTTAGCAGTCTCGGCAAGCTCTACGGCTTTAGTTGGTATTCCTTTAGCAGCTGCCCCAATAGCACCAACAGCGGCTTTACCGGACTCTAGAACAGCTTTACCAGCTGTTGCCGCACCTACCGCCATACCTCCTACTACACGCGCAACATTAGCTGCTCCACGTTTTAATATATTTCCTTTTGGGTTTCTTCTAGAAGTTCTTGTAGGATTTCGTTTAGGGGTTCGGTCTCTTTTTTCACCGCCTAAAAAATCATCAAATACTGAATCATCATTTTTGTTGTTTCCTCCACCAAAACCTTTACTTTCAAATCTCTGTAAAATCTCATACATCTTATTTTGAACTTTTAATTGTTCATCAGAGGTTTTATATTGTTTACTCGATAGGTCTAACTGCTGTTTATTTTGATTAAGTAGGTTTTCTTGGAATTTAGAATTGTCGATTTCTTCTTGAGACTTAGTGTTGCTGTCTTTATGCTCGGCTTCAGTTAAAGATGTAAATGAATTTACTGATTCTGGTTTAACCTTGTCTACTGATTCTGGTTTAACCTTGTCTATGTATTCTGGTTTTACTGATTCTGGTTTAACCTTGTCTACTGATTCTGGTTTAAATTCTGGTTTAACCTTGTCTACCGATTCTGGTTTTACTGATTCTGGTTTTACTGATTCTGGTTTTACTGATTCTGGTTTAAATTCTGGTTTAACCTTGTCTACCGATTCTGGTTTTACTGATTCTGGTTTTACTGATTCTGGTTTTACTGATTCTGGTTTTACTGATTCAGCCTTTACCGGCGCTTCTTTTATTTCTAATCGATTAGTTTTTTCAACATACTTTTTGATTTTTTCCATCTTAGTTTCGATGGTCTTAATCAATTTACTGTCTTGTGTTAAGTTGTTTTCTTTTAATACCTTTAAATCTTTTTCAAACTCAACATATTCTTTAGCCTGTTTTCTCAGTTCCTTTGACTCAGCTAACAGTTTGCCTTTTACTTCTTCAACATTACCCTTTTTCAAAAGCTTAGGATTTTCCTTTAATACCTTATCAACATAAGCCTTATGTGATTTTGTATCGGCGGCAAGTTTAGCTAACGGAGAAAACTGTACAGATGATTCTACAGCTTTTACTGCGCTTTTATTTGCTTTCTTTTCAGGTATAACCTGTTCAAATTCAGGCTTTTGTTTTTCGCTCAAATCGTATTTTGTAAATGCTAAGGCATTACTTATACGCTTACTCAGCATAGAATAATCTTTTACACCAAGCTTTTTCTGAAACGCATCAATACCAGAAAAGAACCTACTTGGTGGTTCTCTTCTAATCGGAGGTTCAAATTTTTGATTATTTGTTGTAAATTTATCGTTTAAATTTGTTGTATTATCAGATACTGAATTCGAATTTGTTGTATTATTAATAAAAGATGAAGAAAATTTGCCCTTTAAGGATTCCATCAATTTTAATAAATTACTATTTTTATCGTTGATGCCTTTATCGATGTTAGATAAAAGTTTACCGAAATCTGTATTCTCAAATGAATTATCAACTAATGAATGTAAATCGGCAGTGGCATTTAAAATTTTACTTCCTGTTTGAATAGGTGAGCCTGTGACAGTTCCGGTGGCTACTTTTATTTCTTCCTTTAACTCTACAGCTTTTTCTTTTAGTTCATTAGTATCTTCTTTGATATCAGACACCTGTTTTGCCTGCTTATCCAGTAATGCGGTCAAACTTTTATCCCGTTTACTCATTTTCTTTTATTCCTTTCTATTCGTTCCTTTTCTTCTTTCAAATGCATAATTAACAACGAAACGTATATTTCCCTTTCAAATGGCATTAATCTTTCAATGTCGCCTATGCTGTATTTATGATATTGAATAAGGGCAAAATTCGTCTTCATATAATTCAGCAAATTATCGTGGCTCATTGCCATTAAAAAAAATATTCGATCCCTTCTATAATTTTATTATGCGCTTTACCGCAATCAGGACATTTGTATTTTACCCGTTGAACCATTTGTGGCATGGTTTCAAAAAATTCATAAACCTTGTTGAAGTTTTCTTTTGTTAAGGCGTTAAAGAAATCAACAACTTCTTCTTTAGTGTAATCTGAGATGTGATGTATTTCTTCTTTATCATAAATGTAATCAACGCTATCAATTACCAAATCGAATTCCATTTCTGTATCTTTCAAATTTGAATCCAGCAACTTCAATGATTTGTACGCAGGGTATTTCATCATAACGCCTACGTCATCAAATAAAGAAATTCGTTTTGTATGCTTAGGGTTTTTCTCAACGTTGATGTTTTCTAAATTGAAACTGATTTTAACCTTAGATGTTGGTGTAACACAATCATCACATGAAAATATTAACTCTGCGGTTTCACCTACCGATTTTGCTCTAATTTGAAGGAATATGTATTCGATGTCAAATATAGCTAACTTATCAGTGTCAAGTGGGCTTAGAACGCAACGGCTTATTACGTCTAAAATTGTATCAATCATTACATCAAGATCTTCTGATTCTTGAGCAATCAATAATGCCTTTTCATCCTGTACTAAAAATGGATGAAATTTAATTGTTTCCCCAGAAGATGGAATTTTTGTTGTATAAACTGGGGCGCTTTTTTTAGGTTGTGGTAACATACTATCCCTTATTCGTCAAATCATTAATCATTTTATTCAACTCGCTAGTTGTACCAACAAATATACTATTGTTGGTGACAGTTTTAGGAGATTCACTTTCAACTTTACCCTTTAAGCCTTTTTTCTTAACATGTAAATCTATGACCTGATGGTTCATATCTGAAAGCTGTTTCAATAAACCGGCTACAATTTCAAACGCTCTAGGAGCTTCACTAGATTTTGCTATGTCAATTATAGACTCAAGCGCGTCTTCTCCTTGTGCTATTAATGATTTTATATTTTCTCTTGCGTATTCAAAATCATTCTCAGCTTCAAACGGTTCTGCTCTCACTAACGGCGCTTTCGTTACTTCACCTACAATCTCACCTTCAATTATGTTCGTATCTAAATTGAACACAGTAGCCAAATTATCATCAATTTTCATTTATGCACCAACTGCAATAGAATGGAACTTATATGACAAATCTACGGTAACTTTAGCAAATCCAGCTTCTTCATAGCTTAATGTTATATCTTGAATTTGTTTAGGGTAAACTTCATACAATGTCATCGTCAGTCTGCGATTAGAATCTCTTTTTTTATCGCCTTGTTTGTTATTAAATGCTTCCGAAGCGCCATCATTTATACCTATAGTCATAGTCGTTGTAAAATCATCATAATATCCCATTGTTCTTGTAACAGGGTCAATTACATATTCCGTCCATGCTTCAAAAAACCGGCGCGTCACTAAATTAATATCGCAAATAAATGTTAAAGAAATGTCATTAAACTGTTTAGATGTTACGATTTTTCTTTGCTCACCAAAAGTTTCATAAACAGTTTGACCTATCATAACACCTGGAAGAACAGTTGATTCGCATAACATTGTCAAATGACTGAATTCATTAAATAACGATCTACCAGCTTCGTTATCAAAAGCTTTGGGCATAAAAATATCAACATCAAAATGACTGGCTTTACTTAACCCGTCATTTTTAACCAGTGCTATGAAATTAATTAAATCTTTGCCTTTACTCATCTATAAACTCCATATTTGTTTAGTCGTCGCACCAACAAACATTTCGTTTGGTAGCATCGCGCTTAAAATCCATTTATCTGAATGTATCTTTTTTAACGGGGTTTTCAAATGAGCAAACAAATATCTATGAATACATTTTTCGAATTTTTTATTTTTAGCCGCCTGCTGTAATATTGAATACGAAATTTGTAATCTTTTTGATACTTCTTTTCTAGGGGATGTAGCAACCGCATCCAATGCGTCTAATAATATAATCCGTTCTTTGTAATGTAAGTAATGTAAATTAATACCGTAAAACCCATCAGGCATAATTCTGAAAGGAAATACCAATGGAAATTTATCCCAGTAAGGTAAAGTATCTTTGTGTTTAGCATCATAGTAAAATGAATACATTTCTCCAGGAACAGGAGAACCAGTTGCTCTACCGCTAACCTTTAATGTGGTTGATGCTGCTAATGATTTTGCTTCAGAATTAAACCACGCTTTAGATTTTAAAACCAAATCTTTCAACTCATAATTAGTTGATGTTTCTAAGGTGGCTTTTATATTAGGCTTTACCGCTGTCTTACGATTCAGTTTATCCCAAGTATCGCCTGACATTTTAATAACGCCATTCTCCATTTTCTCAAATGTAGATGACGCAACGCCGGCTAAAGTTGCCGCCTTTTGTAAGGTTAACCCATTTTTTGTTCTTAGTTTTTTAATTGCAGCCGGACTTGGACTTTCAACATCTTGCTGTATCATTTTGTTTTCCTTTGTGCTATACCTAAATCATATTCATCTAATACAATGAACCCTAACCCACGTTCTTTACAAAAACTTTCTGCCGCTTTCCATTTTGATTGGTTAACCATAAACGTAGAACATTCATTTATGTATCTTTGGGTTTTCTTTCCTTTATATATAGGAGGATTTCTTTGTGAATTAGGCTTAATTTCAACAATATAGGTTTTAATATTACCTTGTGCATCTTTTACCTTAATTTTAAAATCAGGATAATATCTATGTGGTTTCATATCCGTTATAGATATGTAAGGTATAACCGTTTCTTCAGATGAATATGAAATTATAGCAGGATTATTATCTGCCCAATTTAAAAATTTGGTTTCCCAACTGCTTCTTGATATGATATTAGTTACATCACCAACATACTTTTCTGGGTTTTTGGGGAACCATTTTCTTGGTTTTGGAAATCTAGTTTTTCTCATAATTTTATTTAGCGGCTTAAATAATATAATGTGGTTCATTTAACTTATTTAAAAGGATTTTCCTCTATGGCTTCGCCTACTGTTAAAACATTGGTATATCCTGACGATCTTCGTTCAGAAAAAGATAATCCGTATGGCTCAAATTATGTAATGTTTGTGTTATCAGATTCTTCCTTTAGAAACCCATTAACAAAATTAGATAGCAAAAAAGCAAAGGTTATTTCTAATGCTGTAAACACATTAAGTAATAGTACAGCAAGAAATATCTTAGGTACAGTTTTTTCTTCTTTAGACGCATTATCTAAAGAATGGTCTGCTGGTGGAGGAGAACGTTCACAATCAGCAGCTCAACAAGCGGCTGTTGCTGCTAGAGCAGTTAGCGGTAAAGAAAGCCCATCTATTCCGACACCACTTAAAAATGGATTTTGTAATATCGTACTTTATACGCCGCCGGCTCTTAGCGCAACATACGGTGCTAATTATGAATCTATGAGTTTAACTGATAGATTATTTGTTCTACCAACGTTAACTGCCACTCCAACAAATGGAATGAACGCAAAAGACGCAAAAAGAACAGAAATGATTAACAAGATGAAAGAGGGTGTAAATTCAGCGGTTAAAAATACACCTGATTTGATAAACCTTGCTAATAGAACTGTGATGAATCCCCAAAAGGAATTATTATTCAAAGGGGTTGATTTTAGGACTTTTTCTTTTTCGTACACATTTTCTCCAAAAAATAAAAAAGAATCAGATACAGTTCAAGATATTATTCGTCAATTTAAAGGTAATATGATGCCAGAATTGACGCTTGGGACATTAATGTACAAATACCCAGCTGAATTTGACATCTATTACTATTTTGATCAAGATTTGAATAATAACGTCCATCAACATACCACATGTGTCTTAGAAAAGGTTTCTATCAACTATGCTCCTATTGGACAATTTTCAACATTTGCTGATGGTTCACCAAATCATATTACAATGACTTTGGAGTTTAAAGAATTAGCAACGCTTGATAAAGATGCTGTTCTTAATAGAGGATACTAAAAATGTATTTCACAAATGTACCAAAGCTTTATTACCCTTTTAATATTAACGATGCAGAACAATTAATTGTATTGAAGGACATCACGCATAATATTAGATTCAAAGAAATTATAAAAGATAAAATTACTTCATATGAATATTATGTTATTCAAGATGGAGATACTCCAGAAATAATTTCTGAAAAAATATACGGAACACCAAACTATCATTGGACGCTTATGCTTTTAAATGATAGATTTGACTATTTAACAGATTTTCCTATTCCAACTAAAGTGTTCGATAAATACGTCAAAGAAAAATATGATGATATTTATGGAATACATCACTGCCAAAAAATAGTTGATGGTATCATAGTAAAAATAACAACACCGGTAAAGGTAGAACAGCCGGCGGGGTATCCTTCTGTCACAACTACAGAATATACAGAATATCTTAATTACATTAGTTCATACGGCGTAACTAATTACGATTATGAAACAATACTGAATGAAGAAAAACGAAATTTAAAGTATATCCCTGCGGAAATAATAACCTATATTATAAAAGAAATTACTGACTTATGATTACTAGAAATTTAACATTTGCAGGTGAAGTTGCAATAAATAAAATGCAGATTGTATCAATAAACACATCATTTGTTGTAGATCTTCAAAATGTATTTATTGGTATGAATGTTTATGAAGATATTTTTTCGCCATTCATAAATGGGACTATTGTAATACAAGATGCGTTAGCGTTAATCAATAAATTGCCTATTGTTGGCGAAGAAATGCTTGACTTGGATATTATCACTCCAGGGTTTCCTGATGATAAAAATCATTCAATACAAGGTAGATTTTATGTTTATAAAATTTCAGATAGACAATATACAAATGATCGTCTAGTTAGCTATACGCTTCATTTTGTATCTATTGAAGCTTTATTAGATATGAACATAAAAATTTCAAAGGGATATAACGAAGCTAAAATATCTGATATCGCGTCTGATATTCTTAAACAATATTCGTATTTTCAAAATGATTCTAAAGAATTAACTGACGAACAGCTGGAAAGATTCAATATTGAAGAAACATCAAACGGTCACGCTTACGTTTCTAATTTTTGGTCGCCTGTTAAAAATCTTAATTATTTGGCTGAGCACGCAATAAGTATGCCTGCGTCAAACGGAGATAAAACAACTGAAGGGTCTCCGACATTTTTGTTTTTTGAGAATCGTAACGGCTTAAACTTTATTTCATTAGAAGCTTTATTTAGAAATGATATAACACGTGAATTTAGAAGAGACAACTTTACCAGAGATATCCCTACAGATAAAGAAAACAGAACTACAACGTTTGACTTTGAGAAAACCTATTCTAGAGTATTAGACTTCAACGTGGTTGAATCTTTTAGTTATATCGATAGAAACAGAAGTGGAACCTTTGCTTCTAATCTTATCGTACATAACATAACCAATAAAACCTATCGGAATATTGCGTTTGATTATAAGACCAACTATGATAAAGAAATTAGGCTAAACGAATTTGCTCCTATTTCTAAACAGTCTATTAATACAAAAGAAAACGCCTACATTATGATGGAAAAGGCAAACGCTATTTTTGAAGGAAATCACGATATTTCTAATTCAAAAATTGTTCAGCGCCGGCTTTCTTTAATGAATCTGATGGATACACAGCAAATTGAAATTACGGTATTAGGAAGAACAGATTATACTGTGGGTCAAAGAGTCAGCTTTGTATTGTATAAAGTATGTAATCTTGAATTAGAAGATGAACAAGAAGATAAATTATTAAGCGGTAACTATCTTATAACAGCAATTAGGCACATAATAACAAACCAAAATCATCAGTGTGTGATGTTATTAATGAAAGATAGTTTATCAATAGATTTAAACGAAGTTGAACGGGCGGCGTGATGAGTAATTTTTTCTTTGGAGTGGTTGAATCAAGACTTGATCCACTAATGCTCGGTAGATGTAGAGTTAGGGTTGTTGGAAAACATACAGAAAATAAAGAGGAACTTCCAACAGATATGCTACCTTGGGCATATCCAGTAATGCCTATTAATAACGCATCTATGAATGGTATAGGATGGAGCCCAACTGGTGTTGTAACAGGCACATGGGTTGTCGTAGTTTTTGTAGATGAATACGAACAACAACCATTGATGTTGGGTAGCGTAGGCGGTATTCCTCAAACACTTTCTGCTCAGTTATACACTGAAGCACATAATGAAGTTATCTTTACTGATGAAAATGGTATTTTAGGTACAACATCTGGTAATCCTAACGCGGCGGCTGAAGTCGAGAAAATGGCTGGTAAAGTTATGGATTTAGTTAACGGGGTTATATCAGAAGAATCTAACTTAGATGAAACTATGCCAGATAGCATATATCAATTAATCAATACAACTAACGCAACGTTAGGTATTAACGAATGGCGAATAGTTGAAAAAGATGGCAATGGTGATATTGTTGCCTCAGGTACATATGATGACGAATTAACTTCTTATGTGTTACATCTTGAAAATCCTGCTCAATGGTCGGCAGATAAACAATCTTTATTTGACCAACCGGTGGATGGGTTTAAATCAAAATATTTCTTTGCTCCAGATGGTGATAATGTTATGTTGACATTCTTCAACAAAAATTTTAATCCTGCTGATAAAATTGTACCAACAACAGATGAACAGGCAACACAATGACTATAGCAACAGATAATCTTCCTGGCGATTACAATAAGAGTTCACAACGCGAACTTAGAATTAACAATTTTAAACGTATTATCGCTCAACTTGAAGCATCAGGAATAACAAACGATAATTGCCAAGCCGCCATTTGCGGTATTCTTATGCGTGAATGTACGTTTTTGGCGACAGAAGAATCTGCATATTATAGTTATGCCGCATTAGGGCAATTTAAACGGGCAACTGAAGCTGCTCGACGAGAATATGGTGGTTCAGTTAAAGCCGGTAGAAAAACAAAGGAACAGTTTTTTGGTTGGTTGTATGGGACAAGTTATCCACACGGAAGTTACCAAGAAGGATCTAGGTATTTTGGTAGAGGGTTCGTACAGTTAACGGGGTTTGCTACTTATTCAGCTGCAACTAAAGCCGCCAAAGGTATGGGGTGGGATGATTTAGATTTTGTTAAGAATCCTGAAATAGCATTAAGCAGTGAAAATAATAACGATACGCGGGCGCTTATATGTTTGTTGGTATGTAAGTTTGGTTCTTTAGCTAAACTACAAAGTAGACAAACAGATCCTAATATTTTCAACATTATTGAACGGTATTTTAATCCAGGAGAACCCGCTGGGCAAATCGCGCAAAAAAGAAAATATTATGAGTTTTTTCTTAGCGGCGGTAAAGGTACGATTCCGATCGTTGATTCTATCATTAACCCAAAACCAACAAACAAAAATGCTGGCGGAACTGACGCACAACACTCTTTAGAAGAAATTAAAACTCATCCAAAATATAAACAGGAAGCGCTTACCGATAACCGTGACGGAAACCTAAGTAAAAATGGATTCACAGACCCATTCGGGAAATACCCTTTACGGGAATACATGAACGAAGCTGACACAAACCGGCTTGCTCGTGGAATGATTAAAAATACCTGTGTTGAATTTAAAGATTCAATGCGTAACACAGATATTCCTTCGGTTAATGATTCATCGTTTTCTCAACCGTCAGCGCCTTACTCTACTATGTATCCATTCAATAAAGTAATGGAATCCGAAAGTGGACACATTTTAGAGTTTGACGATTCACCTAATGCTGAAAGGATTAACCTATTCCATAGAGCCGGTACTTATACCGAAGTTGATGAAAACGGCACACAGGTAAATCAAATCATTGGTGATGGTTATTGGATTACAGAAAGAAATGGTAATGTTTATATTAAGGGCGCTTGTAATGTAACAATCGTTGGTGATATGAATCTTTTATGTCAAGGAGATTCAACGGTAGAGGTTAACGGTAACACCGAAATGATATATCACGGTGATGCTACAATTGGTGTTGCTAATAACTTATCGATTAATGTAGCAGAAAACTTTGAGATTTCGGTAGGCAAAAACTTCAACATTGAATATGGTAAAATTGATGAGTTGCCTGACGAAAAGGATAAGAAAAAGAAAACATACGGCGGTATGACTTTTAAAACTCCATATGGTAAATTAGCCTTTGAATCTCCTAGCGATATAACCTTTAAGGCGGGTGCGGCTATTCGAATGGAGTCAGCTACAACTACAACGATAAACTCTAAAGGGAATTTGTTGTTGTATACAGATGGAACTGGCACGCTGAATGCTAAAGGAAATGTTGCGTTATTTGGTAGCGACGCATACATTAAAGCTGGAAATATCAATTTGACTGGTAAAGTACCACTTCAAAAATATGTTAAACTAACAGCAAAAGATTCTGGAGAGTATGTGCATACACAATTAGAAGAAGCCGGTAAAGGAACAGATAGTTCAATTGACGCACCAAAAGCAACTCCTGTTACAGTTTCATATAATCCACAATCTACTGTTGTTGTTGGTGATGAAAACCAAACCACTAATACAACATCAGAATCTATCTACTTTAAACGCAGTACATTGACAGGCAAATATCCTGATAAACGTGCGAGTTCTGGCGTTAATTTAGAGCCTTTAAAAACTGGTGAACGCCGTTGTGATTCTGCTATGAAGTTTGAGTCTGAAGAAGAAATCAATAGCAGTCCAGCTGGAAAGGCGCTTATTGATAAACAAAATGCTGAACGGTCAGTATTAGATGGGGGTCAACCAGATAAAACAATTGACACACAAGACGAGTTAACGCCTAACGCGGAAGGGAGTGATGCTTTAACAAATTCATCACTTGGAGGATATGCATTGAAACCAGGATCTAAATTGAACTTATCAAGCGACTCAAATTTACACAACACGATAGCGGCTAATAAATCGTTCCCATTAAACTTTAAAATTTCTAAACATTTTTGTCTTGGCAATTTTGTACAACCAGGAACACATATTGCTGATATTATGTTACCTCCTGGATCTATATACCCTAAAAGCGCGATAAGAAAATATACTGTTTCTGAGTTGGTTGATAATTTAGCCTATCTTGCTGAAAATATTGCTGAACCAATTTATGATTTACTTGGACCAACAAGCGGTAAATACTCAGCGCAAGATCCTAGTGGTAAATGGTCTATTAACGATGGTATTAGAACAGAAGGCAATAAAAGTGGGTCTAAAACTTCTGACCACTTTAAAGGTATGGCTATGGATATTAGGTATAATCCAGCTAGATCCCATGAAGATGTATATAATTTAGCAATAACATTAGATAAATTGTTACCGGCTTATTCTCAGATGATTCTTGAGTATGATACGGCTAAAGGTTGGAACTGGATTCATATTGCATATAATAGAGAATATACAAGTTTAGATAAAAATGTTAAGAAAATGACCGGCGTAAATGGAACATATAAACACGGCACATTTATCTTATACAAATAAGAATTAGGCGGTATTTAGCCGCCTAATAAATTCATTTATCTGGTTTGGGTGTTTTAAATTGTGTTATATTTATATCCGATTTTGGCACCCAACTTGATATCAACCAACACAAATAATCATAGCATATTCCAGGAAACCCTTCTTTACTTCTTTCTGTGTAAATGGTTCCAGATTTAGGTTCTTTGACTCTGCGTAACATAATACCGGTATCTTTATATTCTTCACGCTTTAGTACATCAGCATCCATTTTATACAGGTATTCAATAGCCGCCTGTCTAGTCACAAACAAACCTTTGAACATTTGTTTTTCTAATAGATTATCTTTTGTCCACGGTTGAACTTCACCTTTAAATTCATTTAAGAATCGTTCAATTCGTTCTTCATCTAGTGTAATAGTTTCAATTTCCATAAATACCCAATAAAGTTAATATCATGATTAATTTAGCGCTTAGCCTCAATTCACGCCCGACTAGGCTATTATACGCTTCTAGGAGTAAAAAGTAAAGTTTTATTTTTAAGCACTAAATATTAGTATCTTCACTTTAAATTTAATGCAGAATATGTCAACACTAAAACGCTATAGAGATATTGACCTCAACTTTATGCCTAACCCATCGGCATTTGAACGCATTTCAGGAAAAGGATATCTTACATATACATCAGGCTCACCAATTGTAACTGGGTTTGATACCGAATTCACCCGTTATCTTTCTATAGATGACAACCTTTATGTTTCGAATTCATTCGTAGGTAAGGTTAAATCTATAGAATCTGATGCGTCATTAACGTTATACAATAATGCTTTATTATCAATAATGACAGATTTGTATGACGAAACATATTTACAGCTAACCTATTCTACAATATCACAGTCAACTTTTAAATTTAAAAGAAATGGACTAGAATATTATTTAGATATTTCCAACCTATCCAATAATCAAATAGAATCTGGTGTCATCCGGTTTGATATAACTACAAACTTTTCAGACACAGAAAATTACCCTATAAAATATAAAATTTTAGGATTAGATTCTTATGATGTTGTTGGTGAATATCCTAGAAATTCAGATTTGAGTTTTAATATTTCAGACTATCTTAGTGGTACATTAACATTTGATGAGAAATCTCAAAATGTGTATAACGCCTATGTTCAAATAAAAACGGTAACAGATAATGTTCTTGAAAATATTGAACATGTGATATTTGTAATAGAGCTTGAAGATTCTAGTAATTTTATTACAATATCAGATGCTAATTTTACATTTTCGCACCCAGGCGATATAACCTTTAAGATTGACGCTAACGCGGTAAAAACTTCAATAGAACACCTTGTAAGAACAATAAATTATGAACGACCATTTAATTCAAATTTAGGTTCACAAATCACAAATCTTTTATTTGCTGGTGGTTCTGCTGCATATGCGCAAATCATTAAACGAACCATCAAAGAAGTGATATTCGATTATGAACCAAGAGCAACGGTAACGCAAGTTGATGTTCTTGTTAGTCCAGAAGACAGTACAAATTCGGCAAAAATTAATATTGAATTTTACATTGCAGAATCTAATTTGCCGTACACGCTTAACTTAACATTGGAACGTACACGATAATGAATAAACAAATAAATGTTTCTGAACTTGACTTTGATAACATAAAAAATAATCTTAAAAACTTTCTAAAAGGTCAGTCAACTTTATCTGATTATGATTTTGAGGGTTCTGGTTTATCTATCTTAGTTGATTTGCTTGCATACAATACTCACTACAATTCGCTGTATACAAATATGGCGCTTAATGAATCTTTTTTAGATACCGCGTCAAAAAGGGAAAGTGTTGTATCTTTAGCGAGTACTCTTGGTTACACTCCTAGATCGGCTAAATGCGCAACTGCTGTAGTGGATTTAATTATTTCTAATCCTACGTTAACGCCGGCTTCAGCTATTTTGCCAAAATATTCTGCGTTTTCTTGTAACTCTAACGGAACCCCATATTTCTTTTATAATACGGAAGATATTCCTATTGTACCTATAAATGGAGTTTATAGAGCAAATGCTATAGAGATTAAAGAAGGCATCCCAAATTATGAAACATATACTGTTTATGATACAACAAAATATATTATTTCTAACAAAAATGTTGACGTTGATACGGTAAAAATTTTCGTAAAAGAATCTTCTTCATCAACTAATGTTACAACATATACATTAGCAAATGATATCCTTAATGTAAAATCAACAGATACTGTATTTTTCCTAAGAGAAATTTACGACAATAATTTTGAAGTTACATTTGGAAATGATAAATTAGGTAAGGCGTTAACAAACGGAAATATTGTAACGATTGAATACTTTATCACTAATAGAGCAGATGCTAACGATATTAGACAATTTGCGTTAACAAGAAGCATTATTGAACTGGGTGGTTCATCTTTTGTTATTACTGTTATGCCATCTTCTGGTGGTGATGAACCAGAAACAGCATCTGAAATTAGATTTAACGCTCCAAAATTATTGAATTCACATAATAGGGCGGTAACAGCTAATGACTATCTTTCTGTTATAAAGGCTAACTACACCAATATAGATACGATTAACGTTTGGGGTGGTGAAGATAATATACCGCCGGTCTACGGTAAAGTGTTTATGTGTATTAAACCAAAATATTCTAACAAATTATCAACGTCTGAAAAAGAATTAATCAAAGTAGATTTGTTGAAAAACAGAAACGTCATAGGTGTTACACCAGAATTTGTAGATCCAAATTATATCAATTTACAAGTTGATATTGTAGCGCATTATGATAAGGCGGCTACCACTAGAACCAAAAATGATTTAATAACAGCGATTGATAATGTTGTTAGAGAATATAACGATACAAACCTTAAGAAATTTGATTCAGTTTTCAGATACTCTAAATTCTTAAAATTGATAGACAATGTTGATAAATCTATTTTATCTAACATAACTAATATTTTGATTCGTAGACCAATTAACGTTTACTTCAATACAAAAACGCCATATACAATAGATTTACATAACCCTATTTATTCAGCTGGTGTACCTGAGGAAGCAGTAACTACTACTGGATTCTATATTACGGGAGATACATCAACTATATTTTATTTAGAAGATGATGGTCTTGGTAATCTTAAAAAATATTCGTTGGATTCAGAATACAATAAAATTTATTCTGCTGGTACATTTGGAACTGTAAATTATTTGGGTGGCACTATTAATTTGACTGAAGTTTCAATTTCAAGGTTAGTCGGAACAAAATTTGAATTTTTAATTAAGCCGTCTTCTAATGATGTTATTTCAAGACAACATAACATTGTTCAATTAGACACAAATAACATAAAGATTGATGCTATTGTTGATTCAACTGCATTTGGTGGTTCTAGTTATGTATTTACAAAGAGTAGATAATCATGGATAAAACTAAACTATCCTCAATAATATCGTCTCAATTTCCTGAATTTACCATACCAAAATATAGTAATTTCATAAAATTTTTAGAACTGTATTATTCGTATATTGAAAAAACAGAGTTTAGGGCGTTTGGTAATTTAAAATCATTAGACGATAATTTAGATATATTTGTAGAACAGATTAAATCTGAGTTAGGGATTTCAGATTTACCTACGATAAACACTACAGATGAAAAATTACTTTTAAAACATATTAAAGAATTTTATTCAGCTAAGGGTTCAGAAGAATCTTTAAGAATATTGTTTAGACATTTGTTTGGTAAAGAGATTGATATTTTTTATCCAAAAGATTTCATTTTAAAGGCTTCTGATGGAAGATGGAAACAAGAAGTCTCTGTTCTTGTATCAGTTAACCCTAACGATAAAGGAATATCAACTGCGTGGTTAAATGATAAAACGTATGAATACCAAACTGGGTCGATTTCTATATCTAAAACCAGTAGAATTGTGACGGGGTATAATACTCAGTTTACAAATATACAAATTGGTTCTATACTACATAAAACAGATACTAATGTAATTATTGGTACAGTACAATCTATACAATCTGATACAAAATTAACATTAGCAGACCAAGCTTATATTGAAGCTGTTTCTTCTATTCAGTTTAAAACTTCAGTCGTAGACCCATATGCGTTAACCGGTAAATATGTTAGCATACAAACAGAATATAAAACAATTGAAGTTTATGTTAGCAGAGTTAGGGCGGTAAATAACGGGCAATACGAAATCTTTATGGATTCTTTTTACCATGAAGATTTAGAAGTTTATAATTCTATTTTATTTGAAGATATTTGGTGTACAATACAACCAACCATTGCTAATATCAGAATTGAAAAGAAAGGCAGTAAATTCAAACTTGGTCAAATATATGATTTAAACAGTGCAAATGGAAATGGTGGAAAATGTAAGGTCGTTAAAATTAATTCAGCCGGCGGTATTGAATCTTTACAATTAATTTCCTTTGGTTCAGGTTATGTTGATGATGTGTATTTCAATTTGGTTTCTGGATTCAATAAATCTGAAACGTTTGATCCATCTTATTTGTATGACTACACAAGCGGGTTTGTTGAAGATGGTATAATTACATATCAAAATTATTTCATAAATTATGCTGCTCCTGATTACGCTGGTTCAACATTAGCAACATTCCATTCAGATTATACGGTTACTCCAGGATATTATATTTCTGATGAAAATACGGCTATCGTTCAGGTTTTGATGGGTGTTATTCGTAAATATCCAGGAACATACACAACCAGTAATGGGTTTCCTTCTGATGCATTTGTGTTACAAGATAACTATTATTATCAAATTTATTCTTATGCTATTAAAGTATCAGAAGATATTAAATTGTACAAAGATATTGTTAAGAATGTGGTAAACCCAGCCGGCTATTTGATGTTTGGTGAATACGCATTAAATAATACTATTGATGCTTCACTTTCTATTGAGCAAATTGGATATTTCTTCAAAAAATTATTCAAAGAAATTTTACTATTCACTGATAATCACTCTACTCTCATTGAAAAGCCATTTTTTGATACTATTACTGGAACAGATAGTAGAAGTAAATTGTTTGGAAAGGCGTTATTAACTGATTCTGTTAATATACCAGATAATTCATATAAATTAATAAATAAAAACTTTTTTGAAAATATTACATATTCTGAATTTTATTATAAAATTCTAGGTAAAAATTTAACAGAAACTATTACAGCATCTGATGTTAGAACAAAAATTTTTAATAAGCCTTTATCAGAATCTATACAGTTTACAGATATTGGGTCTATATCTTTAAACAGACCATCAATGGCTTACTTTTTAGAAACGTATTCGATAGATTACGCAGAAGGCACAACCACTACAACCTTTTAAGGAATAAAAATGATTTTAAATTCACAATCAGCAGTTACCGGTGTTGTTTCTATTGTTAAAACTAATAGCAAAAACGAAGTAACAGACAAAGTGGTATCTAACCTAGTTGTAACAACTGGTAAAACTATTATTGCCACATTATTATCTGGCGGCACAGGCGCTATGTCATATATGGCTGTTGGTTCAGGTACAACAGCTGCAGCTGTTAGCGATATTGCGTTAGGGACTCAAATTTCTACTCGTAAAGCTTTGACATCAACTACAGCATATTTGAACACGGTAACTTATGTTGCTACGTTTGGTGCTGGAGAAAATACGGGCGCAATTACTGAAGCCGGTCTATTTAACCACGCAACCGGCGTTACTACTAATATGTTGGCTAGAACAGTATTTCCTGTCATCACAAAAGAAGCAAGTGACACAATTACAATCACATGGGTAATCACAATTTCTTAGGATTATTATGAGCTCCATACTTAGCCAAGGGTTTCACATAGCGTTAGCTGAATCAACTTTTCGTGATATTAAAAGCAACACTGTAAAATTTTATTATTATTTGGGGAAAAGTTTACCGTATAATACGTTAGACCAACCAGAAAATCCATCAAAAACGTTTACATATGAACAACAAACAAAAAGAGATGTTGTCTTCATAAAACGTGTTTCTGTAAACGATATTTCTTACGTTATCCCTAGAATAAACTGGGTCAGCGGTACAGTTTATGATGATTATGATGATTCTTATTCGACTACAAACTTGGCTAGTTCTGGGGCAACTTCACTAGAATCTGCCAAGTTTTATATCGTAAATTCATCAAATAATGTTTACAAATGTTTGAATAATAATAACGGTAGACCATCAACTGTTCAACCATCTAATACGGATACGCTACCGTTTAAAGAAGTTGATGGGTACATTTGGAAATTTATGTACGCCATACCTATCATTTTCCAACGTAAATTTATGACTCCATTATTTTTACCAGTTGATACATCTATGTCAACGCGGTATTATAACAATGGTGGTATAGATAATGTTGTGATAGTAAATGGTGGTTCTGGTTATCACCCATCAACGACAGAAGTCACTATTGTTTCCCAAACAGGAACTGATGCAGACATATCTCTTGATATTGATAATGTGACCGGAGAAATTACCGGCGCTATTATTAACGATCATGGCGAGGGATATCTTGATATCGAATACCAGATTACAGATAGCAATTTGAATCCTGGAACGGGCGCGGTTATAACGTCTTCAACAGATTATGGTTCTGTTACAACACAACAATCAAATGTTGAATTAGCCGCGATTAATGGTACCATAGAAAGAATTAAAGTTACATTTGGTGGATATGATTATTCACCAACAACGCAAATTGTAATTGAGGGAGATGGGCAGGGATGCATTGCCGTACCTGTAATCAATGCGTCAAATCAAATTGAGGCAATGACCATAACAAATCCTGGATACGATTATACCTACGCAACCATTACAATTATAGATACAATTGGACATGAAGCTACTGCTCGTGCAATTATTTCTCCATATGGCGGACACGGTAGAAATGCGATAAAAGAGTTATTCGGAAATCGTATTATGTTTGCCACATCTGTACATAATGATAACATTAACGGCTTTAATATTGATAATGATTACAGACAATTTGGTTTAATTAAAAATCCAGTTGGTTCTGATTTATTACCCTATACAGGAATTCTAGGGTCAAACTGTTATACAGCAACGACTTTTGGTGCATTCAATTTAACAGATTACCCTAATGACACAATCGTTAATTTGACGTCTGGGACTTATGTAGGAAAAGAATTTGTGGTTGTTTCAGCTAAAGCTAATACAACGGGCGGCTCTTTACTATTACAACCTAAAGATAATGTGCCATTATCGATCGCAAATTTTTTGGCTGTTACATCAAATCCAAGTATAACTTTTAGAATTGATGCATTAGTTACGCCTAATGTTGATATATTTAGTGGGGACATTCTTTATATAGATAACAGATATGCGTTTTATCAATCGAATGAGCAAACTA